AGAAAGACGGAAGCCAATGACCCCAGAACAAGAGGCAGCGTTAAATGCTTTAGTTGCACAATCAAAACAAGGTGACACTGGAAAAAGTATATCTAGGGAAGCCATTAAACTTACCCCTACAGCAGCCAAACAATTGCTTCAAAGCATTGCTGAAGATGTTCAGTTTACTGGTCAATTTAGTAAAGAAGATATAGCGGCATTTGTTGCAGCCTATAACAAAAAGGCTAACGAACAATTAGACACCGTTGTCCGTGAGGCTAAAGATACTACTCCGTCTGGCAAAACTGAAGACATTGCTGCAACCGTTAGAAATATTGTCACCACTAAGTATCCATCTTTCTTTGACCCAAAGTCTTTTACTAGAGATTTTATCTGGTCAAAGATAAACTTTAAAGATGAGGCTACTCTTGGAGCCAAATCCCTAAATGCACTTACTGAGGCTCGTAATATTGCTAGAGGATTTAACTTAAGTACTGTATCTGAGGTAGAAATTCAAGAGGCTGCTAAGCAAATTGCTAGTGGCAAGATTAGCGCAAACGATTATAAGACTCAATTAGCAGCCAGGGCTGCTGCTGAATATCCACAATATGCAGAACGTCTCAAGACGACACCTGGGGCAACTGTAAGAGATTTAGTTAATCCAGTATTAAGAGCAATTGCAGATGCCTGGGAAGTTGATATTGATACTCTTAATTTAAATGACCCATTTATTGATAAGTTGATTAGACCAGATGGCGTCATCGGCAAGGTGCCACCAGTATCTGTAGGTGATGCAACCCGTGCTGCACTTAAGCACCCAAATAGAGATAAGACCAGAGCAGAAATCAATAATGCTATAGACGCAGCAAATGAACTTGGTAGAGCACTTGGATTTGGAGTATAATGGCCAGGAAACAAACAGAGGCAGACAAGTTAGCGAAAGATTTAGAGCGTCAACTTGCAGCACTAAACGCACAACCAAGTCCAGTTGATGTTGTAAGAAACATTACCAATCCAGTCGCTGATACATCTAAACCTACTTACGAGGGAATGCGTTCACAGTTATCTGAAATTAAAGACCCTAAGGTTAGAGCGGCATTTGAAAAGGCTTTTGCTTCTACCGACAAATTAACGGAGCAGGTTACAACTCAATATGAAACCCTTGGGTATGATTATGACCCAAACACTAATGTAGCAAAACCAAAAACGTCAACAGTAACTCAACCTAACACACAAGTAACTCCAGTAAGTAATACCCTTACTCCAACAGTTACTGGCCCAGTACTCGCCAGAGACTTTTTTATTAATACTCTATCATTGCTTATGGGTAAAGAAGAGGCATCTAAGCCTTATGTATCTGAACTATATAGATTAGTTTCTGGATTCTATAAAGATGGAGCAACCATACAGGATGCAATTAATCTTTCACTATATCAAGCACAACAAGAAAAATCTATACCAGAGTTTACAAACCGATTCAGTGGTATATTTAAACTGCAAGAACGTCGTGCTAAGGGTGAAGCGATTGATGTTCCAACTATTGCAGAGTATATAAAGTCCCAACAAAGACTAGGTGACATTCTTCGTCGCTCAGCATTGGGTGACTTAGCAAATGAAACATTTTTAAATACAGTTATGGCTACTGGTAAATCAGTAGATGAGAGCGTTGAAATTATTACTGATGTATTTGATTTAATTGATAATGCACCAGCCCCAGTTAAACAACAGATAGCGAAGACATTGCCAACAGCAACTAGGGCGCAACTTGCTCAAGCATTATTAACTGGCCCAGAGGGTGTAAAGCAATTAGAGCGTACGGTCAAGAAGGCTGGAGTAATTGCTGCGGGTGGTATGCAGGGAATTGAAGTAAGTGAAGCACTAGCATCTGACTTGGTTTCTAAGGGTCAGACATTCCAAACTGCAGGTCCACAATTCGGAAGAGTAGCGCAAATATTACCAGAGGCCCAAAGGTTAACATCATTTGAAACTGGCATAACCCCAACACAGGCTTACACAACAGAGCAAGCAGTGTCAGCAACATTTGACCAGAATGCTATTGAACTTCAAAGACTTGCAGATTTAGCAGAACGTGAAGGAGCAAGATTTTCCAGACGTTCTGGAGTAGCAGGTAGTAGGTCATTTGCTTCTCAAGCCAGAGGTATGATTTAAACAAATAGAATCCTATGTGAATCTATCGGCCTCACATAGCGTACTAGACCGATAGCAAGAGCCAGGCTGGTTCCCCGACCAGAATCTGAGGCTTGCGACTACAACGAATAGAAGGGTGGGTTGCTATGAGCAACAACTACTGGGATGAAGACGAAGACGACCTAGATACCGACAACAATGTGCAACTGGATGGAAGTGACTTACTTAAAAAGTTACGAAAAGCCAAGCGCAATGATGAGAAGCGTATCAAAGAACTCACTGAGCAACTTGAGGGATTATCCAAGGTGCAGCGTGAGCGTACAGTCAAAGAAGTCCTAGAAAAAAAGGGTGTCAACCTTAAAGCAGCAAGACTGGTTCTTAAGGATTTAGAGGATGTTAATGAAGAGACAGTTAATAACTGGCTTGACGATAACGCTGATTTATTCGGAATTACAGTTGCTACTGAGGAGCCTAAAGTAAGTGAGACAGATAAAGCAGCCTTAAGGCAGCAAGATGTAATCACTCAAAATGCTATGACCCCAGACCGAGCAGAAGACTTAAATCTTCGCATTGATAATGCAGATTCGATGGATGCATTATTGGATGTACTTCGCTCACAATAATTCCGTTCATAGTCACTTGGAGGTGACAAACAATGGCAACAGTAAACTATACTACTACAGGTAGTTCCTCTCTTGGAGGTACCGCTGGTGCTGCTGGTTTAGTTCAGAAGGCGTATGACCGTCTTCTTGAATTCGCCCTCCGTTCAGAACCCCTAATTCGTTCTGTAGCAGATAAGCGTCCAGCACGTCAAGCAATCCCAGGTTCAACAGTTGTTCTACAACGTTACGTTGACCTATCAACAGCGACAACTGCTTTAACTGAAAACGATGATGTCGATTCAGTAGCAATGTCAACACCAACCTCAGTAACCATTACTCTTGCAGAGTACGGTAACTCAGTATTGGTAACTCGTGCGTTGGAACTATTCAGCCTTGCTGATGTAGACCCAGCAATCGCAAACATTATTGCATTCAACCTTGCAGATTCTATTGACTCCGTAGCAATGACAACATTGCGTGGCGGTTCAAACGTAATCTACTCAGGTTCAACTGCAACTTCAACAGCAACAGTAACTGCTGCTGCTACAATTTCATCTGCTAACCTACGCAGAGCCGTTGCTAAACTACGTGCTAACAAAGCCGTTGGTCGCAAGGGTTCACTATACTGGACTGGTATTCACCCAGAGGTTTCACACGACCTTCGTGCAGAGACAGGTTCAGCAGGATGGCTACTTCCTAACCAATACGGTTCTTCACAAGACCGCATTTGGGCAGGAGAAATCGGAACTTACGAAGGTGCATACTTCGTAGAGTCCGCACGTTTGTACAACGCAACTGATGGTGCTTCATCTGCAAAGGTGTACCGCACAATCGTTTGTGGACAGCAAGCGTTGGCTGAGGCAGTTGCCGAAGAGCCACACGTAGTTATCGGACCAGTAGTTGACCGCTTGATGCGTCACCGCCCAATGGGTTGGTACGGCGTATTAGGATTTGCTCGCTACCGTGAAGAGGCACTATTCAGAATCGAATCAGGTTCATCAATCGCTTAGTTGATTGACGCTGTGGCAGGAGTAGAAATATTCCTGCTACGGAGTAAGTTCATTAAGGAGAACAATGGCAGATTTTATATTTACAACACCTAATGTACAAGAGGGACCATCGGGTAAACACCGCTTGTTCTACTTCTATAAAAGGAATGTTGGTGTTTCTGTGGTAAAACAGAATGGTTCATATAGAATCAGTCGCTACCCACTAGACCCAAGTGTGGAAACATATCAAGAGTTTTACATTGGTGGTCATAAACATATAGTTAATGATGCTACCAAAGCAGCACTAATCGCTGGTGGCATAGGAGTAACAGAAGCAAACTTCACAGCAGCATAAGGGGACATATGAAACACTGGGAACATCATCCAGTTGCAATTGATGGATGTTTTGGATGTAAAGGTTTAGGACTTCAGATGAACTCTGGAGATGCTAAAAGGGATATTTCAGATAAGAAGTGGACATCTGAATTGCAGGCTTATAGAGATGCAAGAGCACAAGGAATACAACCAGCAGGAACAACTATGCGTCACGTACAAGAAGCGCATAGGGCTTCAGAAGTATTAGGTAAAGCGTATAATGCGGACACTATGCCTAAGACTAAAGATATAACTCCAAAAGCCGCAACCATAATGAAAGAGATAGGACAAATATAATGCCAAACGTAGACGGAAAGAAATTCCCATACACAGCAAAAGGTAAGGCTATGGCTAAGAAAGCAGCCAAGAAGTCAGCCAAGAAGATGGTTATGAAGAAAATGGGTAAGAAGAAGTAATATGGCTACCCCTAAACCAAAGCCTACTGTATTAAGAGGTAAGGCAGCAGTTGATGCATACCAAAAGTCAATATCTGATACAGGTATGGCTAAGGCTAATGCTGAGGCTAAAAAAGCAATTGAGAAAAAATACCCAGGAATGTATATACCTGAAACTCGTATTGCCCGTAGATTAGGGACAAGATAATAATGAAAAAAACAGCAACAAAGAAAAAGATTTCCAAAGTTATGAAAGAGTATAAGGCTGGAACTCTTAACATTGGTAAGTCAAAGAAAATGGTAAAGTCTAAGAAGCAGGCAGTTGCTATTGCCCTATCTCAGGCTGGAATGTCAAAGAAGAAAAAGTAATGTCATCGGGTCAACGCAAGCGTCACGACGGTTGGAATAAATCAATTATGCGAGACGGTGTAATTGTTATTCTCCGAAAGGACGGAACTGAAAAGGTCCGCCTTGACCCTAAGACAAAAGAAACAATTAAGGGGAACAAGTGAAGGATTCAAGATTAAAGAGAGCAGGAGTATCTGGTTTTAATAAACCAAAACGCACTCCTAATCATCCAACTAAGTCACACGTAGTAGTGGCTAAGTCAGGTGACCAAGTTAAGACTATTCGCTTTGGACAACAAGGCGTAACAGGTGATAAGAAACCAACTGCTAGACAGAAATCTTTCAAAGCACGTCATAGGGCTAACATTGCTAAAGGCAAAATGTCTGCAGCATATTGGGCGGATAAGGTGAAATGGTGAAAAAGAAAACAGCATTTTGGGACAAGAAGAATCCTAAGAAGACTTCTAAGAAATTAACACCAGCACAGAAGAGTGCTGCTAAGGCTAGGGCTAAGGCTGCAGGTAGACCTTATCCAAACTTAGTAGACAACGCAGCAGTATCACGTAAAAAGAAATAGGGGCATAGGGGACTATGAGTAAAAAAGATTCAGTAGCAGTTGTATGGTGTGACAACGGTATGGTTGATGGCAAGTTTATGCAAGGCGTAACAGATGTAATGTTAAAGTCTGGTGTAGAGTTTGCAACATCACTACGAAGTCAGGGCAACCAGATTGCTAGACAAAGACAGACAGTATTTGATTACTGGTTTGATAAGACTGATTACGAATGGCTACTATGGGTAGACTCAGATGTAGTAATTAGTCCAGAGAAGTTTAGATTATTATGGGATAACAAGGATGCTGAAAAGCGTCCAATTATTACTGGAATATATTTTACTACAGATAATCCAGAAGAACCTTTAATGATTCCAATGCCTACAATCTTTAACTTTATAGTTGGAGATGAGGGTGGGTTTGGATTAACCAGAGTTCACCCAATGCCAGTAAATCAATTAATTAAGGTTGATGCGGCGGGTATGGGATTTGTATTAATGCACCGCAGTATCGTACCAAAGGTTCGTGAAGCATCTCAAGATGGACAAGTATTTATGGAAATGGGTAGAGGAACTAAGTTTATAGGTGAAGATATATTCTTCTTTGCCCTATGCGATAAAGCAGAGATTCCACTATATGCTCATACTGGTGCATTAGCCCCACATATGAAGCGGTTCTCATTTGATGAACATTATTACAACGCATTCTTTGGTAAACCTAAGGAAGAGCCTAAGTCAAAACTTATCACCCCTGATAAGAAAATCATTACACCTAGATAGGATAAACAATGCCAACAGGTACCGCAGGTAGCACTCTATGTGCTGAATTAAATCGCCTAGCCAATGGTGGAACTTACCCAGCAATAACAGTATTTCTTGATGAACAAGGTGCTGCTAATAAATGGGCTAGTACATCAGGGCTTGGAA